GGATGTTGCAACTGGATCAAATACAAGTTATAGTGACGCTGCATAGGAGATAAAATATGGCATCAACATACACACCATTAGGTGTAGAACTTCAAGCAACTGGTGAAAACGCTGGTACATGGGGTACGAAGACTAATACAAACTTACAAATTTTAGAACAATCAGCCACAGGATATTTAAGTCAATCTATGGCCTCTGGAGATGTTACACTTACTTTAACTAATGGTGCAACTTCTGATGGTAAAAACGCTTTTTATGAATTAACTGGAACTTTGACTGGAAATAGAACTTTAACCATGCCTAGCGGTGCAGAAAGATCTATTATTGTCAAAGACTCTACAACTAGAGGGAGTGGTTCTACACTTTTTTCTTTATCTGTTGCTACAGCTAGTGGGACTAGTGTTCCTATACCAATAGGTGCATCTGTTGCAGTTGTGTCAGACGGCACAAACATGAAACTAGGGTTATTATCAAAAGGTTATGGAACTGTAGACTCAGCTTCTGTAACTTCGTATACAGCTGTTGCTGGTGATCAACTTTTAACAAACACTACAACTGCAGGTATTTCAATTACATTACCTACATCAGCTGCAACCGGAGATGAATTAACAATAGTAGATGCTCGAGGAACTTTTCAATCTAATAATTTAACGATTGCTAGAAACGGTCACAACATAAATGGATCCGGCGCTAACTTAATTTTGTCAACAAATGGTCAAGCCATAACTTTAGTGTATGTTGATTCAACTCGTGGCTGGGCGTATAAGACAAACACAGCATAGGAGGATGAATTATGCCTCTTACACGAGTTAAATTTTTACCTGGAATAGATAAACAAAACACAACTGTCGGAGCAGAAGGACGTTGGGTTGATTGTGATAATGTAAGATTTAGATATCAACTACCAGAAAAAGTAGGTGGTTGGTCTTCTTTAGTTACAGATACTATTGTGGGCGTGGCTAGAAAAATGTTTCCGTTTGTAGATTTAGATGGAAACCGATACGTGGCCATCGGAACAGATAAACTTTTATTATTATATTTTGAGGGTCAACTCTATGATATTACACCATTAGATACTCAAATAACAAATGCAACCATACAAACATTTTCAGGATCAAGTTTAGTAACAATTACGACTAGCACTGCTCATGGTCTAGAACCTGGTGATATTGTATTTTTAGATGACACTACGTTACCAGGCAGTAGTGGTTATTCTACATCTGATTTTGATGATAAAAAATTTCAAGTTACAAACGTTTTAAACGCCACACAATTTCAAGTTACAGTTACAACGTCAGGCACACCAGCAAATGCTGGTCCTGGTGGTAGTATAGATATTGCACCTTATGTTAGAATTGGTCCAGCTGCACAATCTTATGGTTATGGTTGGGGTATATCTGAGTGGCAAGGATCTGTTGCTGGTGCTGCAACATCAACTTTAAACGGTGCACTATTAAATGATACAAATGGTACAGGTGGATCTGGAACAAGTATTACATTAGCTTCAACAACAAACTTTACTTCTGCGGGTAGAATTTTAGTAGAGTCGGAATTGATATCATACGCATCTATTGCAGGTGCTGACTTACAAACTATTGTAAGAGGTGTAAACGGAACAGATAAAGCTGCTCACTCAGATGGCACAGCTGTAACAGATGCTACAAATTTTTCTGATTGGGGTGAAGCTACGGTTGCATCAACCGTGCAACTAGAACCAGGACTTTGGTCACTAGATAATTTTGGACAAGTTTTAGTAGCAACTATTGCTAATGGTAAAACATTTACTTGGGATGCAGGAGGCACATTGCCTTTAACAACAAGAGCTGCAACAACCACTTCTGGTTTTGCAACAGGAAATAATCCAACTGCAACAAGAGCTAGTTTAATATCACCAACAACAAGACACTTAATTCATCTTGGGACAGAAACAACAATAGGTGATCCTACAACGCAAGATGATATGTTTATAAGATTTTCTGACCAAGAGGATATAAATACTTATACACCTTCTGTAACTAACGCTGCAGGAACACAAAGACTGCAAGATGGTAGTAGAATTATTGGTGCTTTGAAAGCTAAGGAAACTATTCTAATTTGGACTGACAATGCTTTGTATACCATGAAATTTGTTGGTGCTCCTTTTACATTTGGTTTTGAACAAGTAGGAACAAACTGTGGACTTATAGGTAAGAATGCTGCGGTTGAAGTAGATGGTGTTGCATATTGGATGAGTCCTAATGGTTTCTTTTTGTATGATGGTACAGTTAAAACATTAACATGTTCTGTTGAAGATTATGTGTTTGATCAATTAGATATTACAAAAGGTCAACAAGTAAACGCTGGATTAAATAATCTGTTCGGTGAAGTAACTTGGTATTATCCTACTACCTCGTCAACTTACAACAATCAATACGTTGTTTATAATTATGGTGAAAGCGCGCCTCAACTTCCTATTTGGTATATTGGATCTGAAGCTAGAACGAGTTGGATAGACGGAACAATATATCCAAAACCTTTTGGAACTAAATTTGATTCTACTGCAGAGGGTACCTTTCCTACAATAGTTGGTGTATCAGGACTAGGACAAACTACTTTATTTGAACATGAGATAGGCACGGATCAAATTAATCCTGATGGAACAACTACAACTGTTGCGTCAAATATAAAATCATTTGATTTTGATTTAGATGTGCAAGGCACAGCAGGTCAGTTCTTTTTATTTATGAGAAGAATACTACCAGACTTTAAAAATTTACAAGGTGACTCTAAAATCACTATGTCTGTAAAAAGGTTCCCACAGCAATCAGATAGTGCAACCACATTAAGTCCGTTTACAGTTTCATCCTCTACAAATAAATTAGATACAAGGACTAGGGGACGATATGCAAATATTAAAATAGAAAATGATGGTGCTAGTCAATCATGGAGATTTGGTACAATTACACTAGACCTACAACCGGATGGTAGAAGATAATGACAAAGATAGTAGTACGATTACCTGAACCAAAACAAGAGTATGATATCTCTAACCAAAAACAAATTAATAGAGCTTTGACTACTGTTGTAGAACAACTTAATTCAACATTCTTGGAAACAGAAAAAGAGGAGCAACAAAGATTTAATTTCTTTTTATCGTAATGGCAAATGTTTATAAAAATATACAAGCAACAATTAGTTCAGCTGGGTCTGATGTAAGTATGTATACATCACCGACAGCTACTACATCTATTATTAAAACCATAAGATTATTTAATACTCATGGATCTGCTCTGACAGTTACGACTAAAGTTAGAGATAGCTCTGCTGGCACCGATTTTGAGTTTAGCACAAATGTTGTAAATGCTAGTGATAGTGCGGATATGTTAACTTTTAATAATATTTTAATTTTAGAAGAAGGTGATATACTGAAGATGCAAGCTGCAACTACTGGTGTTATAAAAATGACAGCTTCAGTATTACAGATAACGAGGACATAATGCCATTTATTGAACAAGAAGCATCGCTAAGATACGAAGAAATTAACGGTAAAAGAGTGCCTATTATTACACCTCAGAGTGAGGTAACTCTTACTAATACTGTAACCGGTAAAGAATATATGTCAGATGCAGAGGCTATGGCTGATGTAAACGACCCAAACACCGACACTAAACAAGAACACTTAAGAAGAGACGTTAAAATCACAGTAGAAGCACTACCTTTGGGCGGTGATTCTAAGTTGTAAAGGAGCAACAAATATAGTATTTTTATTTATGGCAATAACTAGAGCACAAATAGCAAGACAACTACTAGCAGAAGGTGGAGTATCATTAGATGACGCCAAAATGATGGCGCCTCCAGGTGAGTTTCTTGCATACATTAATCCAAAAGAAGCAGATATGTTAAGAGCTGCTGGTGGTTCTGGTATTATGACAGCTATGGGTATTCCAAGTTTTGTTTCTTTTTCAGATAGTGGTAGAGGTATATCTGCTGCTGATACTTTAGGTGCTAGTGCGTTTGAAGGAACGGGAGGCACTGGAAGAGGTGATAGTCCTAGTGGTGATGGTGATGGTAGTCCTCCTATGATAACAGCGGACCCAGACAAGTTTGATAAAAGTCCTGCACCTGGACCGGTAAGAAGTTTTTTTGATAATGTTACTGGCCCTATAAGAGATGCAAGACAAAACCTATCTATAAATTATATTAGAAACGAATTAGAGAGAAGAAAAAATTATGATAATACAATAGGTGGTCAATTAGGTTTTAAACCAAATGAAACACCTTTTGACACTTCTAAATATGCAACTAGAACAGAAGAGTTACAGGATGCTTTAACTAGAGCCATTGTAGGAGAAAACGTAACAGCCACTATTCAAGGGAATAGAAACAGGGGAGATGGTGGTGGCGACAACGAATTTATGCCAACACTTTTTAGACAAAACCTTGTTCCTGAACCAGCGACCACGGAACCTGAAAAGACAGGTATAGAAAAAGTATTAGCAGATGCTGATGAGTTTAGATTCTTACTACCAGAAAGATTTAAATTAGAAGACGGTGGTATTGTTTCAAGACAAGGATATTTTGCAGGGAGCTTTGTAAAAGCAGTTACAAAACCTGTTAAAAAAGTTTTTAAAAAAACAACTAGTGCAGTTAAAAAAATAGGTAAAAGCCCTTTAGGTAAATTAGCCTTGGCTGCGGCTGCTGTTTATTTTGCACCGCAACTTGCAGGAAGATTACCGGCTGCTAAAAATCCAGCGTCTTTTTTAGGTCAATTACAATCAGGTAATAGACTAGCAGCGCTTAAAACATTATTACCTGGTGGCGTTAGTCCTACAGGAGAGACAAGCGGTATTTCAAAATTAATTCAATCATTAGGCGGTGGCGGAATAGATCCCATGGTTGGTCAACTAGATCCAGGAGTTGCTAAAGATAGCATAGCTTCCATATTAAAAGAAGGAGGGGTTGAGTTAGCTAAAAAAACTACTAAGGATGCAGCAAAATCTACATTATTAAGAGATTTAGCTTTAATCACTACTCCATCTGTTCTTGCAGGTGTACTAGCAAAAGAGGATATTGAAGACGAAGATTTAGATGCTGTAATAGCAGAAGCTAGAAAAGATGATTCTGGCTTACCAGAATTATTGGCTCAATATGATGATTTTAGATTCGTAGTGCCTAAAGAGTATAGACAATCAGCTGCAGAAGGTGGTATGATGAGTCTTGGCGGTATGGAAATGGATCTTAGAGGTGGTGGTTTTGTTCCAATCGGTAGAGAAGAGAAAGCAGACGATGTGCCTGCTAGATTAAGTAAGAATGAGTTCGTTTTCACGGCTGATGCGGTCAGAGCAGCAGGTGGAGGAAACGTTGATAAAGGCGCAGATCTGATGTATAAAACAATGAAACAACTAGAGAATAAGGTAGCATAATGGCAATACAAGAAACTAGAACATTACCCGCACCGTTTATTGAAACACTTGGCGAAGACTATGCAAAGCAGCTAACAAGACTTACAGCTGATCCCATTGATACATCCAAGTTTGCACCCACGGTAGCACCACAAGACGTATTACAAACAAGAGCAGCCGAACAAGCATTAGCTGGTATTGGAGCCTTTCAACCTTTTGTAGACGAAGCACAGAGACTAGCGGGCATGGACCCAACAACTCAACAAGTTACAGCTGCAGGTATTACAGCAGCACAGACACCATTTTTATCACCATTCCAACAACAAGTTATAGACACAACATTAGCAGAGTTCGACAGACAAAGAGGGATGAGAGAACAACAAATAGGAGACGCTGCAGTTAGAGCAGGTGCTTTTGGTGGAGCAAGACAAGGTCTTTTAGAATCAGATTTTATAGCTCAGTCAGATCAAGACAGAGCAGCATTACAAGCACAATTACAACAAACAGGATTTCAACAAGCAGAAGCTGCTAGACAACAAGCGATTGCAAACCAGTTAGGTTTTGCACAAGGTCTACCAGCATTACAATCACAACAAATTGGTTTATTGGGTCAAGTGGGCGCGACTCAACAAGCGCAAGCACAGGCTGAACGTGATGCTACAAGAGAAGCAGAAAGAGCAGCTGCTTTTGAACCATACGAAAGATTAGGATTCTTTGGATCTGGTGTAACAGGATTGATGGGTGGATACCCAGCACAGTTCCAGTTCTCATCAATACCTAATCCAACACCATTGCAAACGGCTCTTGGAACAGGAGCAACGCTTGCAGGTATATATGGTGCAATTAAAAATCCAGGACAACTACAACAAATACCTTTAGGAAGAGTATAATGAGAAGTAGAATATTAAAAAGACCTATGTTTAGAATGGGTGGTAGCACCGAAAATATAGGTATTATGAATGGTATGCGTGCTAGATATGAAAAT